TCATCACTAGCATCAGGAATAAAAGTATTTGTGTCGCCAGCAGTTGCTGGGTCAAATATCTGAGCAAAACCAGAGAATAAATCACTAGCGTTGTCAGTATTAATTTGTCCTGCTCCTGTAAAGGTTGTGCCTACTATAAATGTATAGTTAAGCCCTGCTGCTGCTGTAGGTAGTGTTACTACAATTCCTGCTGCTCTGTTTAATGTGTAAACTTTACCTGAGTCTGTTGACTCAACGCTGTGCGTAGCACTTGTAATACTTTCTATATTAGAATAAGCAGAAAGATACCCTGTTGTAGTAATATTACCACTTGTATCTATATCTAAATTAGTTGTTATAGCCCCTGTAGTAGAGTTCTTGCTGATTTGTTCAAATCCGCCTTCTGATCTAACTGGACCATTAAAAGTTGTGTTTGCCATAATTCCCTCCTAAAGAGAAAAACTCTATCATCTTGGCTAGTCTGCTAGGGCAGTTGATAGAGAAGTTAATAATATCCCTAGTTATAAAAAAAAGGAGACCCCTTTTTTAGAGGTCTCCTTAATCTACTTACGAGCTACCTGGTGAACCCCAGATACCTAGTGGATCAGATACTCCAAAGGAATATCTTTCTCTAGCTTTGTATCTAACATTTCCAGTGTCAAAGTCTCCGTCCATGTTTGTTGTCATGGGCGCTCTGACAAAATGCTTCATGCCATCAGGTACATCAGTGATGATAAAGAAAGCGTTAGTATCAGTTAAATAATGATTAACTGCATAACCTTCTGGTATCACACCATTTGTTTTGATAGCGTTTACATCATTGTCAGCGGTACCGACTCTGTAATCACTCTTTAAAAGTCTAGTAGCAACAAACTGTAAATCAGATGGTACTATTAGCTTTTTAGGTCTAGCTGCAATTTTAAGACCTCTTTCATCAGTCCACTTGCCGATTTGAATAACCGCATCCTCGAGAGATGTTTCGTTCAAATCTGCTGCTGTAGTGGGTCTGTTAGAGTTCTTACCACCGCTTACTAATGGGTGACCATCACCACCAGTTACACCATCACTAGAAGCTGTAAATAAATTTACACCATCTCCTGATTGGTAGCTGTTTGTGAATCCATTATTAAGTGGATAAGCTGCTTTAACCTGCTTTGTGTAAGCCATTGCACGACTGAGTGCTTTGGTATATCTGCCAGAAAGAGAAACATATAGATTATCTTCCATTGCTTCTTCTGTTACAGAAAATCCCATAGCAATCGTTTCGTGAGTGTAGCGAGCCACAAAAGATTCTTGTGCAGTATCATAATTGATAGCTGAACCTTCATCTTTAACTGGAGCTGCACCGAATCCAGATAACTTGAGTTCTTCCTCGAATGATCTCTCAGAGTTCTCAGTTACATAGATGTCCTCATGCTCGTTTTCATACTTAGCATATTCTTCGCCAAACAGGGCATTAAGTCCTGGGAGAAGCTGCTTAAGCTCTTGTGCTCTTGATATAGCTGCCATAATTTATCTCCCTTAACCTATACCAGTTGCGCTTAACAACTGATGACCGCCTGTTCCGAAAGCGGATTGTGAATTGAAAGTAACCAATACATCTGTGTAAGAATCACCAACAGCACTATCAGGACCATCAATAAAGTCGATGATTTTTAAAGGTAGTGTTGCAGTAGTATTTACAGTAGATATATCGACTGCGTTTTTACTTCTTCCAATATCCGTAGAACCAGCAGTTTGCACGATACCAACATTCTTACCAAGATCATCTTGGTCAGCTGCGCCATCGCATTGCATTTGCATAATTATAAACGGATCGGAAGCAACATACGCAACAATATCACTTGCAGCTGTTGAGGCTGGGAAATATTGACTAGGCGTAAATTGTTTAGTAGTTGGGTCTGTGTAAGCACATCCTAAGAAAATACCAACAGGTGTTGCTGTGCTAGTACCAGTATCTTTTTGGATAGTAGTATTAGGATTATCATCACCAAACTTTACAAAATCTCCATAAAATATAGAGGTGCCATAAGCACTTTTAATTTTGTAATGAGTTATTTTCGCATTGTATGCACAAGACACTAAAGAACCAACAGGTACTGCTCCGTGAGGAGTTGCACTTGAAGCCATAATTGTCTCCTAAAATTAAATTAATATTAAGATTCTTATTAAGAATCTTCACCAAAAGAGGTTCTCGATTTCCTTTCAAATATTTGTTTAGGCATACGAGAATCATTATCTCTTAAATAAACATTATCAACAGATTCCATTTGATTATGAGCCATTCCTGAGAAATGCTCATTTCTTGCTTCCGCAATTTCATAAGGCATCTTGCATAATAATTGACCGCCAATTTCTACATTACCCTTTTCAGCCCATTCGGATTTATGGTCCATCATTACGTTTTGGAGTTCTGGATGATCTTCCAGTTTAGCGGGTTCCCACCCTTCTCTAAATCGTCTTGATACATTAGTGTTATCAGTTTCGCCTAAAGTAGCGGTTCTGATCCATCTAAATACCCATCCTTCCTGTGGGTCAGGGTCTGGTAAATTGGTTGGATTTTCCCAACTTTGTTTTCGTTGGTCAGCATCTCTGCTATCTAAAGCCCTGGGGCTACGCTCTTGGTTTTCAGGATTATTCTCAACAGAACTTTCCTCCACTTGTTTATCAACTGTGTTATCTTGTTCTGCCATTTTAACTCTCCTTCAATAATTGATTTGCATACTGTTCTGGCGTAATTCCCAACTGCCGAGCTAAGGCAACTTGAGTTTTCGTCAGACGTATTTGCGTGGGTTTTTTGTTTCCGCTATCCCTCGATGCGGATGCAACAACTGTTTGTGGTTGTCGTTTAGGCGTTTCTTCTATATCGACCATTTCTGAGTCGGTATTAGCTTGAACACCAAAAAAGCTTGGAAATTCGTTTCGCATTGCTTTGTCAACCGCTGAGTAATACTCTTGTGGTTTAGACGCTGGATCAATGCCTTCTTTCTGTAACCTCTGATCTACATATAAAGAATATGATGTCATTTCTTTATGAACAGGCTCTGACCCCATAAACCAGGGATTTTTTTGCGCCCATTTTTCCATATCAGGGTCCAGTTTTTGTTCTGGCATACCTTGTGGTATTTGCTGTTGTGGCATACTTTGCAATATTTGACTCTGAACTTGTTGGGCTGTTGAGCCTGACTGTTGTTCAGCTAATGTTGCCTTAGAAAGAAGTTCTTGTGCTTTTGCCATTGCATCAGCATCCCCTTCCTCATACGCCTTTTTATAAGCTTCTGTAGCACTTTGCTTTGCCCATAAAGCGTTATTATGAGCTGTTTTATTTAAAACATTGCCACCTTGCTCTACCATTTGTTGTAAACGCTGGTTTTCCTGCATTATTGTTTGCAATCTGGTAGTGGCTTCTTTTGCCATTCTATCCGCAGTTTCTTTTGCTCTGCGTTCTTCGTGATACTCGTATTTTATTTGATTTATACGATCAGCAGCTCTTTGGCTATAGTCTGAAATTTCTTGGTCAACATCATCATTGTCAACTTTAGAGTCAGAATCTTTAGCTTTTTTAGGTCTGCGATCTTCTTTTGGAGTATCATCTACCACCTCTATTTCTAAATCATCAGAAGAATTAGTATTAATTTCAGTTTTTACACCAAAAAATTTATCTTCTTCCGATTGAGGGGCATCCATTATTGGTTCTTCATTTACTATTTCAGTGCTTGATTCGCTCATGCTCTTACCACTCCTGTAGGATCATCGACAACTGCTTCCACAGTGTCATCATTAATTAAACGAAACTCTTGCCCATACATTTTGATACGAGTGCCTGAATAAGCACGAAAGATAACCCAGTCTCCTTTTTTGCACCAAGCGCCTGTAGGGAATCTGTTTTTATCTTTGTAACACTCTGCTCCAAGTTTAAGAACATATCCGCATATATTGGATAATTCTTCATCTCTCACAGTAGATTCAACTTTAACAATACCACCTTCGGTCTTTTCTTCAACTAAAGGCATAGCTACAAGTATTCTCCAGCCTTTAGGTTCTGGAAGTTGACTTTTTACATCTTCTTCCACTATAGGCTTGTTTACACTTTCAGGCTTTGGTATATCTTTTAAAGCTTCTTTTTTCATATTGCACGATCTTTTAGGAGTCGAGTTTCCTATTATTCTTGGATGTGTTTTTCAACCCAATCCAACATTTCACGTTCTGCAAGGGCTACGCCCTCGATAATGCCAGCCAATTTTTGATAATCGCTGTAATCCTTACAAGCTCCTGTCGAAATATGGTCAGCGTGTTGATTCATAATATCTCTAAGCCGTTTTTTTAAAAACTCTGAAAGGGATAACCCCTCCATTTCTTTTGCTTGCTCTATGATATTATTCTTCATTCTTATTGCTATCTTTCGCTATTTCTATTCCAATGTCAACACCTTTTTGATAATCTTCTCTAGCTTGTTTATCTTTAAGTTGTTGAGCATCTAGCAAATCGCTAGCAATACGCTGTCCTATATTTGCTCCCGCTAATTCATTTTGTGATTCTATTCTTGCTTTTTCTAACTCAGCTTGTGTCATTGCTTTTTGTGTATCAAGCTGAATCTTGGCTTGTCCTTCTTGAGCCTTGCGTTGTACTTCGGCTTCTTTAACAGCAACCTCTCTTTCCTTCATTTGAATTAGTGGGTCTTGCTGTTGTTCTTGTATTCTTTGTTGTTCTGCTTGCGCTTGTGATGTAGCAGATACTCTGGTGGCAGCTTCTGCTACCATTGAAGAAAGACGTTTTTCAACATCAGCTGGTATTGGTTCACCTTCTGGTGGAAGCTCAATACCCATCTCTCTTTCAATTTCTTTCCTATACTGCATAGTTAAATGCTCATTAATATAAGCGGATGCTGCTGCCATAATATTAGGAGCTGTAGGTGCTGCTTGTACCAATTCCATAATTTCTGGATTTTGTTGTGCAGCAACAATCGTTTGTATATGAGCTTCGTGATCTTGAAACGAAAATGCTTTAACAGGTTTACCATTAATAAGATTCTGTACCGCAGTAGCAGGATCAACAGGTTTAATATCATCATCAGTTGGAACAATGTCCTCAACATTTCTGATACCTAGCACCTCTAGCATTTGCCTATGTAATTCTGGCAAGTTATACATTTGAGGGGCTGTTGTTGCTAATTGCATTGCTGCTTGATACTGCATAATCCTTTGTGCCATAGTTGCAGCATTAGGATCAGATACTGGAAGTACATCAACTCTTTCATCAAAATCTTCTGCTTTAATGTATTCATCTTCATCCATTTCGTATGGATAAGCTGGATCAGTAAAGTCTTTTATTATATCTACCAGTATGTCAAATTCTTTTCTCATAGAAGCATGAAGCCTAGCTTGTACCGCAGACATTACTTTCATGTTTCTTTCTAAAAGAGCTAAAGTAGTTCCTACAGGTGCCTGATTATTCATATCAGAAACCTTCATGTCATTCATGCTAGCAAAACGCCTGCCTTCTTCTACTATGTTCTGTAATAGTTGATATAGCGTTCCTGATGGCTCTTTGTAAGGTAGAAATGTTATGTTATCTCGAATTGCACCACCAGGAACATCAACATCTCTAAATTCACCAGGCATGATTGGGGTGTCATCGCCTTTGATTCTTAGACCTCTTGCCTTTAAACCACCAGGTAAATTAGATAATGTTCCTGCATCTACCAGTTGTCTTAATATAGAAGTCGCTGATTTAGCTAAACCACCTACCATGTGTATTAAGCCGAAACCATAAAAGCCAATTCCAGGCAGATATTGGTAATGAACAAAGTGCATCCTTCTTAGTTTTGCTGCATCATCTTCATACCAGTTTCTTCTTATACTTAAAATAATTCCACTGGGATAATCAATCGTAACGACATAGGGTAAAGCAATGCCTGTAGTATTACCTTGTTCATCTGTATCTTCGTACCCAGCTAAATCTAAATCTACCTGCATTTCAAGTACAGTATGACGATCATCGTAGTTAAAGGTATTAACCTCACCAGTCATATCATCATATTTCTTCTTAATATCAGAATACTGACTATCTGATTCTGGAAGCTCTATGTCTCTATAAAAACCGCTAACTTGCATTTTGCGTATATCATTTTCTGATTTACGCATAACATGAGTTGCTCTTTCACAAGTCTCTAAATCGCTTGCCCCATAATTAACTACCACATCTTCTGCGGGTACAAATATAGAACAAGGTCTATTTAAGTTAGGATCGTAATAAACTTTTCTAAACGCAGAACCCGCCAAAGGCAGAGAAAAAAGCATCTTTTCTGTTTCTGTGCGATATTCTGACATTTCATGGGTCAAAAGATAATTTAAGTAATCTTCAACTCTTTCTGCCTGTTTTTCTTTATCTAGGGTAACTTTGCCCACTATTTTAGTTCTAACAGGTCCCTGTGCTGGAAACATTTCGGAGATTGACTGTGATTGGAAACGTATTACTGCTTCACTAAGCATGGGGTGAAACACGCCGCAAGCACCAGCCCAGGGAGTTGTTCGTTCTTCTATTTTAAGACCTAATTGATCCAGACCTTTAATGTAGGTTTCTTCCCACTCGGTTCTTGAATCCTTATCTGCTGAATACTCAGCAATTAATTTATTGCCAAGTTTATCTAATTCTTCCTCGTCTATGTATTCGGTTAAATTAGAATTAAATTCGCTTTGTCCTCTTTTTTCTTTAGATGAGCCAAAATCAATAATCATGCCACCATCATCGGTTTCGATGGCTACTGATTCTGGGTCCTCTATTAGAATCTCTAATTCTTCTTCTGGTTCCTGCTCTATCGTGCCATCTATAGGTGTGGCAGGTTTTTTTTCTATAGCCAATTTAACTCCTAGTGTAATACTCTATTATCAAAATCCTCGTCTATAATCTCTTGCAGTATCTCTGTAAGTTCACCGCATACTGTTAGACCATGTTCTTCTGCTATTACATTAGCAGAATCAAACGATTCGGCATGAATTTCTGGACCAGCATATTCATTGCCGTCATGGATAAAAGAAGTAATATAAATTTTCATTAATAATAATTTGCAGTTTTACCATGCTCCAAAGGCTCGTCTTCTTCGTCTGAATGAACAGAAATAAATCCGCCTTGCCTATATCTTAACAGAGCTTGCGTACTGCTATCAACTAAATCATCATGCTCCATATTAGGAAATCCAGCAAACTCCTCGATGACTTCTTCTGCCCATCTGGTTTCTGGTGCCCATATAACGCCTGATGCAAATAGATCAGACACTGCATTGACTCTTGATATTTTGTCGTTACCTCTGCTTGGAGTGTATTCTTGTACTGGTATTCCCATTTGTCTTAATTCAAAGATTAATGGCATCCCTGCTGCCTTTGCCTCAACAATAAAGGCTTCTGGCTGGTATCTTTTATATTTTTCCATCGCTTTTACTTTAAGCTCTGGAAATTCTAATCTCTCTTTATACGCATCCAATAAAATTAAATTTGGTGCATATTTACCTTCGCTTTCATCTTCTCGATAGAAAACTCCCCATGTGGTGCAAGCTGAAAAGTCAGCCCTTTCATTCTTCATAAAGGCTGTGTCCCAAGATTGAATGATAAATTCACACGCAGGAGGATTTCTTCCTTCCCAAGTTTTCCACCATTCTCTTTTAACTAAAGCACCTTCTTCTGAGGTAGGGTCTTGCTGATACTGAGCCATCCATTTACTATTGGGTAGCTCTGCTCTCAACGCACTTAATTCTTCTAAACTCCAGAATTGCGACCATAATGGGCTTCCAGAGGGCAATATTGCAGGTAATTCAATAACTTCCCACTGATCTGCACCACCTCTCTTTATGCTAGCATCAACCACTTGACCTGTAAGGTCTTTGTTATGCCACCTGGTCATTACCACAACAATAGAGCCATTTGGCTGTAAACGCTGTCTAGGACCAGAGGTGTACCACTCGTAAGTTCTATTGAATACGTTTATATCCGCACTCGCACCCTCTTGTTCTGAATGGGGGTCGTCAATTACTAATAGGTCAGCACCTTTACCAGTAACCGCCCCGCCCACCCCAATAGCGAAATATTCTCCGCCTTTGTTAGTATTCCATCTTCCCGCTGCTTTGCTATCAGCTTGCAAGCTTACATCTGGGAAAACTTCTTTAAAATCTTTACTATTAACTAAGTTTCTGACCTTCCTACCAAAACCAACCGCTAATTCCGCAGTATGGGCAGTCTGAATGATCTTCTTATCTGGGTATTTACCTAAGAACCACGCAGGGAGCAAATAAGAGGCGAACTCACTTTTAGTGTGTCTAGGGGGCACTCCCTTT